CACGGACGTGACGTTATAGGTCACCTCCAGCCCCTTGTCGTCACCGGCCAAGCACTTCAGGCTCATGCCGACCTGCAACTCCCAGCCACGTTTAGCGCCGGGCGGCGGCACGTCCATCTCCGGCAGCGGCTCAGCCACCGGCACCATCTTCTCACCAAGCACGTCACCCTCGCCCCAGGCGATATAGCCGTGGACGAACGAGAACGGATTGACTGCCCAAGTGCTGTCGTCCTCGACCTCAGTCTGGTCAGCGCCGAACACCCAATGCCCGGTCTTGTCCATCTTGAGGATCGCCATGCCAGTGCCGCCGACCTCGCTCTCAAGAGAGCGCAGCGCGGAGGACAGGTTCTGGACGGAGGGGAGTTTGGCGTTACCAAAGTTTACGATGTCGTTCATTGTCTTCTCCTGTTTAGACTAGTTTACCAAGAGCGGCCACAAGACGTGCGCCGATCTGTAACGCTGCTGGGCGCGGGTCGTCCGCGTTTGCCAGAGTGTTACCCGTTGAGACGGAACTGATCAGACCTTCTGGCATGTCGATCTTGTGCTTCTTCAGCACCTTCTCAACTTGCGCCGGAGATTTCAGTTCCGTCAATTCTGTCGCATTTAGCCCTGCTTCGCTGAGCGCTGTCAAGGCCGCTGCCTCGTCAACCCACTGCCGCGTTGCCCGCTTGGCGACCAGCTTGTAGCCCGGCACGTCCACGCCGTTCTCCAGCAGCGTCTGCGCCATCTCGCGGGCGTCCTTGATCCAGCCCTCCAGCACCTCGATCTTGTCGAGCGCGGCTGCCAGATCATCGACGTTCACCGTCTTGAGCGCAGCGCGGTCGGCGCGCTCGACGGCACCCGTCACCAGCGGACAGACCGACTTGGCGGCGCACCAGCGGCAGTGATCGCCCGTCTTCAAGGGCGCGTCCGGCTGCTCGGCAGCCCGCACGGCGAGAACAAGCTCGGCCTCGAAGCGCCTGACGCGCGCGATGTCGGTAGTCCACTTCTTCACATACGGCGGCTGAACAATGTAGACGTCAATCGCCGCAGCGTCCCTGAACGCCCAAGCCGTTGTCGTCGTGTGCAGGGCGGCCGCGATGTAGAAGAGCGCCTGCGGGTTTTCTTCCGCTTCGACGGCGACGCCGTCTCCGAACTTCCAGTCCACCAGTATGCCACGGTCGCCAATACGGCCAACAAGATCAGCGGACCCGAAAACGCCAGGAAGAACGTGACCAAACCCAACAACTTTTTCGACATCGTATTCCATCATCTTGTCGGGATCGATCTCATCGAGCGCCGCCAAGGCGGGCAGCAGCTTGCGCTCCAGCCGGTCCTCGGTCAGTTCGACGCCGTTGTAGAAGGTACCAAGGAACTCCTCCGGCGGCTTGCCCGTCTCCAGCACCGCGGCGATGACATGGTGCAGCAGCGTGCCTTCGTCGGCGTACTTGCTGGACGGCTTGGGCGGCATCTTCTGGACCAACGCCACGCTGCCGGGGCAAGCGATGACGCGCTTTGCAGTTGAACCGCCGACGATATTTGAGTGTGCTGCCATGTCGTCTCCTGTGATTTGCCCGGACACTACAGAATGTTTGTTGACCTGTCAATGATTGTTTGGTAGACAGGGGCATGGGCGGTGAAAGTCACATCGAGAAGTATTTCGTTTGGACGGTCGAACGCATGGGCGGGACGGCCTACAAGTTCAACTCGCGCAACCACCGGGGCGTCAGCGACCGCATCGCGTGTCTGCCTGACGGATCGGTCTGGTTCGTGGAGTTGAAAGCCCCGACCGGACGGTTGTCGCCGTTGCAGAAACTGTTCGCGGCCCGCATGAAGGAACTGAAGCAAAACTACACGACACTATGGACAAAAACGGAGATAGATGAATGGCGCGCGTCCTTGTCGCTTGCGAATACTCAGGAGTAGTGCGGGATGCGTTCCTGCGTTCAGGCCATGACGCCTTGTCCTGTGACCTGCTGCCAACGGAAACGCCGGGGGCGCACCATCAAGGCGACGTGCGCGACGTTCTGCATGACGGATGGGATTTGATGATTGCGCATCCGCCGTGCACGCATCTGGCTGTCAGCGGCGCGCGTTGGTTCAAGGACAAGTTGGCCGAACAGGCCGAAGCGCTCGACTTCGTGCGCCTGCTTCTTGATGCCCCGATCCCGCGCATCGCGTTGGAAAACCCGATCAGCATCGTATCAAGCCGCATTCGCAAGCCGGACCAGATCATCCAGCCGTGGCAATATGGCCACGGTGAGACAAAGGCAACTTGCCTGTGGCTCAAGAACCTGCCGAAACTGACGCCGACCAACATCGTTGAAGGCCGCGAGGCGCGCGTCCACAAGATGCCGCCCAGCCCTGACCGCTGGAAGGAGCGCAGCCGCACCTACAAGGGCATCGCCGCGGCGATGGCAGCACAATGGGGCTGACCCTCAGACCATACCAGAACGACGCGGTGACGTTCCTGTACGAGCGTGACCGCGCCATGATCTTGGCGCCGGTCGGTGCTGGCAAGACCGCCATTACGCTGTCGGCCATGGCCGAGATGAAGCGGGACGGCCACGCCAAGCGCTGGCTGGTCGTCGCTCCCAAGCGGGTCTGTACGGACGTCTGGCCGGTAGAGATCAAGAAGTGGGCGCCAAGCCTGACGATGTCGGTCGCTATCGGCACCGCTGCCCAGCGCCGCGCGGCCTTCGAGGCCAAGACGGACATCGTCGTGTTCAACTACGACAACCTCGACAAGCTGCCGGATGGCCAGTTCGACGGGATCGTATTCGACGAACTGACGCGGCTCAAAAACCCGTCCGGCAAGCGGTTCAAGGCGCTCCTCAAGGTGCTCGACCGCTTCCCGGTGCGCTGGGGCCTGACCGGCTCGTTCACATCGAACGGCCTTGAGGACGTGTTCGGCCAGTGCAAGGTGGTGGATGAGAAGCTGCTGGGCCGCACCAAGGGGGCCTTCATGCAGCAGTACTTCGTCTGCATCAACCGCGACTTTGGCGAGTGGATGCCACGCAAGGGCGCGCTGGAGCAAGTCATGACCCGCATCCGTCCGGCTACCTTCGTCCTTGAACCTGGCGTCTACAAGGACAAGCTGCCGCCTTGCCATGTGGTCGAGATGCGTTGTGACATGCCCGACCGCGAGCCATACGACAAGATGAAGCGCGAGTTCATGTGGCAGGACATCACTGCCCTGTCCGCCGCCGCGGTCACGACCAAGCTCCAGCAGATGGCGGGCGGCTGGGTGTACGACACGGTGACGGAGGCGTCCGACAGCCCCGGCCAGTTCAAGACGGTCAAGGCCCCGCATTGGTTCTCGACGCACCGCTTCGACCTGCTGGACGAGGTGCTGGAGGGCAACCAGCGGGCCAACACCCTGATCGTCTACAACTTCGTCGAGGAACTGGCGGAACTGAAGCGCCGCTATCCCGGCACGCTGTGGACGCTGGACGACGGCCCGGACGTGATTGAGCGTTGGAACAAGGGCAAGATACCGCTGTTGGCGGTCCATCCCAAGTCGGCAGGGCACGGCCTGAACCTCCAGCACGGCGGCTGCCACATGGTGTTCCTGTCGCTGCCATGGTCACTGGAACTCTACGAGCAGGTCGTTGGCCGTCTGCACCGCAGCGGGCAGGAGCGCGACGTGTGGGTCTACGTCCTGCTGACCAACAAGACCATCGACGAGCGCATCTGGGCCGCGCTTGCCGACAAGCGGGCAATCTCTGACGTGGCCCTTGAGGAGCTAAAAGGATGAAGAGTGCATGGCACGACCTGAACGTGCTGCTGTCCATGCGGACGGAGGACCAAGTGAAGGCGATGCTGGACGACGAGGTGAACGTCCACAAGCGCGCGACCTACGCCGTCCGTATCCACCAGCGGTACACGACGCTCCGGGCGCAGCGGGAACGGAAGGAAATCATGGAGAAGATCAGTGGTAAATGACGTTCTGGACGCACGCGAAAAGACCCACGGCTCTTACGACGATGTCGCCTCAATGGCGCAGGCGCTGAAGGACACCCTGCGCGGAGGCAAGAACTGGAAACACTTGGACGACATGCAGCGCGAGACGCTGGAGATGCTGGCCAGCAAGATCGGCCGCATCCTGTCGGGCAACCCGCATGAGGTGGACCACTGGAGGGACATCGCGGGCTATGCCCAGTTGATCGTCAACGCTTACAGCGTTTACGAATGTGATCCCATTCGCCGCCCCGACGATGGCAGTCTTGCATCGCCTTCTCCTGCTCCGGCGTCATACGCCGCGACAGGTAGGGCCACGCTGCCTTGAACATGACGACGCCCAGCCCGAACCAGAAGGTCGGTCGCTGGGCGACAAGATAGCCGCCAGCGCCGATGCCGATGAACAGCACGACGATGGCGGCGATCTCAAGCCAAGTCATGCCTTCGGCTTGTTCGGGACCATGTAGGTGACAACGGCGGTCAGCACCGCGCCCAGCACGACCGACACGCTGTCGATCAGGGACGGCGTCACCCAGCCGGTCGAGATGCCGAACATGGCGACAAGGGTCACAAGGCTCGTCAGGAAGGCGGCAACCGCCTTATGTGCAGTCATTTCCATTCACTTTGCTCCTGCTTTGGTGCCTGGGTACTGCGCCCATGGCAGTTGAAAATGCGGTCCATCTTTCAGAGAAACCCACGCCCCGCCCCATTCCAGCGGCACCTTCTCCTTCTTGGCGGCGGCCTTCATGCGCTTGGCCAGATTGTCGTACATGGGCCAATGCCATGATACCTGCCCCTTCAGCGTGCAGGCCAGATCGACGGCGTGCGCGTATCCGTTGGGCGCCTTGAGGTGCCGCGAGCGCAGCGTCTTGGAGGCACCCTTGGCCTTCAGCAGTTTCTGCTCTTCCAACGTGCGCAGCCCTTGCGTGACGATGAAGCCGGTCGCGGGGTCCGCCCAGTCCTCGGCGCAACGCAGTACAACGCGGACGAGGTCAGGATGGACGCCCTTGAGCCGGGAGAAGGAGGTGCTGTTGAGTTTCACTTGCGCAGGGCCTCCTCGATGCTGTCGAGCTTCGCCATGATGGCGCGGCTCGTCTCCCGAATTTCCTTGATCTCGCGGTCATGCGCCAGCCGGGCGGTCGCCGTCTCGGCCTGAAGGACAGCGATGGCAGTGCTGTGGTTCTGCTGTTTCTGATAGATGATCCACACGAATGCCGCTACAGGGGCCACAACCCACTGCATGATTGCACTCAGCACCTTTATCGCTTGATCATCAAACACGGCACGTCACCTAGCCATTGAGTTGCCTTGAACGTCGTAGCTTCTTCCCAGAGCGTCCGTCAAGAATGCGTTGCGATTTTCTTCGGTCTGCAAGCGCGCGCCAGCCGTGCCTACAGGGGACTGAATAACGCCGCGCGCAGCAGTACCGGCTGCACGGATCGGCTTGGAAACGCGCTCAGCCCTCTGCTGTTGCTTAAGCGCAGCCTCCATAAGATCGGCCATCGTGTCAGCGTTCAGCATGGCAAGCGCTACCTTGGCTTTCTTGGCTTCGCTAAGGCGTCCAGCAATGCGGCCGTAAGCGGCCTGCGCCAGCGTCCACATCTGATTGAAGACCTGAACCTTTTCCGTCTTCGACAGGTCTTCAAGGTCCGGCGCCGCAGTAGCGCCACGCGACGCCATACCGGCGGCGACTTCTTCACGCCCAAGCTGCGCCATGGTGTCGTTGACGATCTTCATCTCGTCTTTGTTCAGAAGCTGCGTCAGTTCCTGATACCGCGAACCGCCACCGACAGCCCGCTTGAGCGACGCTGGCGCGTTAGGCCCAAGGCTCTCCCGCACGGCGTTTGCAAAATTGCGCGCGCGGAGCGGCGCTTCCTCAGACATGGCCGAGGTAAGCTTCTGGATTGCAAAGTCGCCCCAGTCGGCGCGCGCAAGTTCCTTGCTGGCCTTGGCGTAGTTCTGCCGCGCGTCGCGGTATTCGGGCGCCTTGTCTTCCAGCCAGCTTATGAACTGCTTGCGGGTGTCGCCAATAGCGCGGGCTTCTTCCGCCGCAATGCCGTAATCCTGCGGCTTCTTCACTATGTCGTCCAAAGCAATCTTCAGCCGGTGCAGATTTTCAACCTTGAACTCGGCGTTTGTTGCGGGGATGACGGTCTTTTCGCCTGTAAACGGATCGGTCAGCACCTGCTGCGGCTTAGACATTCCCAAGGCAAACGGTTCGCCACGTTCTGCGGAAACTTTAGAGGCCACATCTACCGCGCGCTGCATGGCAGGACGGTTGAACAGGCTGCGCAGGGCGTCGTCATCGACAACAGTCTGGCCGAATGCCTTGCCGTAATCCTCTTTGGCCTTGGCGTCTCGCGCGCGCTCCATGTCCGCGCGCTCTTTGGGCGTCTTGGAAATGGTCTTGAGGTCTTCCAGCATCTTGGACTGCTTGGCGCGACGGCCAACCTCAGCCTCAACGTCGCGCACTTTCGCCGCCTTCTCACCGAACGCCTGCACCCGCGGCACCGGCACTTCAGTCGTCGCTTCAGCAAATGTCGGCGTAACGCCAGGATACCGCGGGGCAGCCCGCGCCGCCTCTATTAATTCAGGCGAGCGTCCACCCGCAAGCTCATTTATGAAACGGCTCTGCGCCGTTGTTGCCAAGCGGTTGATGCCTGCCCCAGCAAGACGGCCGCCTGTCTCTACAGTCTTTCCTGCAAGATAGCCGATTGGATCGGCCACACGCGCGGCCGTCTGCAAGCCTCGGGATACAGTCGGCAGCTTGGTTGCCGCGCCAGCGCCGCCACTCAGCACGATAGACAGATCGGCCGCTGCGCCCACAGGATCGGTGCGGATGGTATCGAGCAGTTGGTTTACGCTGCCGTAGCGTTCTTTGTAGATGCCGCCGATAGCGTTGGCTACGTCAACCGCTTGCTTGGCGATTTCCGGGTTCTCGACGCTCTTGATGACGTCGAATGCGGCGGTCGGCAGAACAGCCTCTGCCACGTTGCGTGCGCCGCCATAGGCAGCCAAGCCCAAACCCTTGGCCGTCTCAACCGGACTGGTTACAGCTTCGTACATGCCGCCAAGCATAGCGGTTCCGCTGGGAATAATATTACTCGCCGTTTCGCCAAGGTACTCCAAAGGAGTGCGTTCGGACGCTTCGACCGCAGCGATTTCTTCCAAACCAAACTTTTTGCGAATTGCGGCTTGCGTAGCAGGGTTTGCCTGCGCATATGACGGATCAGACGCAACCCTCTTATCAAAAATGGCGCGCTTAGTGGCTGCGTTAGCATTCACATAGTTAGGATCGGTTAGGATAGACCGAACGTCAGCCATTTGCTAATCCTGCAAAAGCGGGTTGCTGGTATCGATTTCGCCGCCACCGCGCGGAGCACCTTCGCCGCCGCTCATAACTTCGGCCAAAGTCTCAAACTGACGGAAAACTTCTTCTGCTTTCGCTTCTTGCTCCGGCGTCCAAGCGCGGCCAGCGTTAATTTTTTCGCTTTCGATGCGGTCGCGCAGCGCCAACACCTTGTCGCGCTTAACAATGTCCTCGTCAAAAAAGCCGGGAAGATACGCGCCAAGTTGCGCTTCCAACTGCGGCTTAGTGTACGCGGCGCCAGTGGCAAGTGTGAGCAGTGCGTCAATCGACTGAAGCATACGATTGTAGACGATCTTACGTTCCGGTGTCTGCTGCCACGCCGCCGCCTGTCGCTCGCCCCAAGGCAAAAAGCCCGATGCGGCTTCAACAGCCGTGGGCTGGAAAGCATCAGGCGTCTCTGCAATGGTCTGGTTAACTGTGGCGGCGTTGCGCACCACATTATCAAGAAGCGCGGCGGCCCGCCGTTCGGCCTGCGTAATCTCACCGCCGCCCTTAGCCTTCGGCTGAAGCACCCTCTCTTTCGGCGGCTGCTGGGTGCCAATTGGCGCGGTTATGTCCGGCGTCGTTTCGGCGGCGACGCGGGGGCCGGGGATGCCAGCAGCAGCGTTGGGCGCTTCAATCGGGAACACTTCGCCAGTCTGCGGATTAACGCGAACAAAGCCAATGTCTGTTTCGCGGATTTCAAACCTAGGAGCTGGACCGCGTGCTGCTGCCTCCTCTTCCATCTCAAGACGCCTGCGCTGCAACGCCTGCGCTGAAGCCGCAGTATCAGCCTGAAGGCGCATGTTGGCGGTCGGCTCAAGCTGGGCCAGCAGACGCTGGCCGACATCATCCTGCACCAAGGCCGCACGCATGATATTCTTGCGCTGGTTGAGGTCGCCAATGCTGCGAAGCTGGTCAAGCTGCGCCTGCGCTGCACCACGGTACTGTTCCGGCACCATGCCGAGCGCTGCGCTCA